AGATTCCTCGCGTTTTCCTCCTCGCGGCAGGGAGGACATGCCCTGCGATGCGATCGCTCAGCCATGAGGCTGGCAGGCACCCGCGCGACCCATCGCCAAGGGGGTAGGGGGATGTAAAAGTTACCGATCCACGGGCCGGAAACCGCATGTGGGCCCATTCGCGCAAAACGCCGCGTAGGTATGAAACCTCACGCTGGTTTGATTCATTCAGAGGTTTTCAATCATGCCCCGTGGTGGTGCACGACCAGGCGCCGGCCGCAAGCGTGATCCGAACAGCGCGAACGCGAAGAGGATCGCGGCGCGCGCCGCGCGACAGGCGCAGGAGCTGGCGCGCCAGCTGACGACCGACGGGGTGAAGAATCCCGACGCGCCGGCGAGCTGGCCGTTCGGGACGAAGCCGCCAGGTGCGCCCGAGCCGGTCGCAGAAATTGCCAAGCCTGCCGAAGGCGAGTCCGAGCTTAAGCCCGGTCCGGCCGACGAGCTGCCGGTCGCCGCGATGCTGCGTGTGATGCGCGAGTCGACCGATCCACGCCTCGTGCTGATGGCGGCCACCGCTGCGGCGCCGTATCTGCACCCGAAGAAGGCGCCGATCAGCGCCAAGGCCGAGGGCGGCGCCGAGAAGAAGCCGTCGCGCTTCGCGCCGCCGGCGCCGCCGCGGCTGGTGAGCTCGCGCTGAACTGAAGGTCGGCGATGCAATGGTCCACAGCGTGCCCTGATTGGGCGGCGCGGCTCCGCGCCGGGCAATCGATCATTCCGCCGCCGCTCTTTCCGGATGAGGCGGCGCGCGCGCTGGAGGTCTTCAAGAGCCTGCGGATCGTGGACGCGCCCGGCTCGCCGACGTTTGGCGAGGCGTGCGCTCAGTGGGTGTTCGACTTGGTCGCGTCGGTGTTCGGCGCCTATGACCACGAGGGCAAGCTCGGCACGCCGGGCAAGCGCGTGATCACCGAGTGGTTCGTCTGCTTGCCGAAGAAGAACTCGAAGTCGACGATCGCGGCCGGCATCATGATGACGGCGCTGATCCTGAATTGGCGCATGTCGGCTGAGTTCGCGATCCTGGCCCCGACGGTCGAGATCGCGAACAACAGCTTCGCGCCGGCGCGGGACATGTGCTCGGAGCGGGCGGACGAGGACCTGAACGCGGATGCGAACGTTCAGCCCTACGTCAAGACGATTACCTGGCGCGCGACGCAGGCGACGCTGAAGGTCGTTGCGGCGGACAGCAGCACCGTCGGCGGCAAGAAGTCGGTCGGCACTCTGGTCGATGAGCTCTGGCTCTTCGGCAAGCAGCCGAACGCCGAGAACATGCTGCGCGAAGCGACCGGCGGCCTGGCATCTCGACCGGAAGGCTTCGTCATCTACCTGACGACGCAGTCGGACGACCCGCCGACCGGCGTCTTCAAGCAGAAGCTGCAGTACGCGCGCGACGTGCGCGACGGCGTCATCGTGGATCCGGCCTTCGTGCCGGTGATCTACGAGTTCCCGCCGGAGATGATCGCCAGGGGCGAAAGCCGCGACCCGATGAACTTCGGGATGGTGAACCCCAACTTGGGGTATTCGGTCGACCTGGATTTCCTGGTCCGCGAGATGCAGAAGGCCGAGACGGCGGGCGAAGAGTCTGTCCGCGGCTTCCTTGCCAAGCATCTGAACGTCGAGATCGGCCTCGCGCTCCGCAGTGACCGGTGGGCTGGAGCGGACTTCTGGGAAGCCGCAGGCCGCGCCTCCCTCACGCTCGAAGAGCTGCTCAGGCGGTGCGAGGTCGTCGACATCGGCATCGACGGCGGCGGCCTGGACGACTTGCTAGGCCTTGCGGTCATTGGCCGCGAGCGCGAAACGGGGAAATGGCTCGCCTGGTTCAAGGCATGGGCGCATCCCTCGGTGCTTGAGCGGCGGAAATCGGAAGCCGCGCGGATCGAAGAGTTCGCGAGGTCCGGGCAGCTGTCGATGGTGCATCGCATTGGCGACGACGTCGCAGAGGTGGCCGCCATCGTGCAGCAGGTCCGCGACGCCGGGCTGCTGGACAAGGTCGGCGTCGACGTGGCCGGAATCAGCGCCATCGTCGAGGCGCTCGAGGCGATCGGCCTGGAGAACGGCGCCGAAATCGTTGGCGTCTCGCAGGGCTGGCGGCTTTCGGGCGCGATCAAGACGACCGAGCGGCGCCTCGCTGGCGGCGACCTGTTGCATGGCGGGACTGCGCTGATGGCCTGGTGCGTCGGCAACGCGAAGGTAGAGCCCCGGGCGAACGGGATTCTCATCACGAAACAGGCGAGCGGGACGGCCAAGATCGACCCGCTCATGGCGCTCTTCAACGCGGTGACGCTGCTCTCCCTCAACCCGGAGTCGGCGGCGTCGCAAGCATGCGTGGTCCTATGAACCTTCGAGAAAGCGTCGGCCGAGCTCTGTCGGCGCTGGGCTCGAGCCTCGTCCGCAATTCCGGCGGCGTGGTCCCCAGCAGCGACCCGCGCGTCTTGGAACTGTTCGGCGCCATGCCGGCCGCCGCTGGCGTGCACGTTTCTGCTGAGACAGCGCGTCGCGTGGCCGCCGTCAGCGCCTGCGTCGAGCGGATCGCAGGAGGCATCTCGACGCTGCCGTGCAACGTCTACGAGCGAAAGTGGGATGCCGACCGCCGGCGCTATGTGCGTCGCGAGGTCGAGGACGCGCCCATGTGGTGGCTCCTGAACGAGCAGCCGACCGCGGCTTGGACGGGCGCGGCGCATTGGAACCGCCTCATCGAGCACAAGCTTCTGCGCGGCGACCACTTCACCGAGATCCGCCGCCGGCCGGATGGCAGCGTCTCGGAACTCGTGCCGCTGCCGTGGACGTCGGTCGTCGTATCGCCGCTGACGCTCGAGGTCGGGTCGCGGCTGATGTACTCCGTGAACGATGGCCTGCGCGTACGCGGCGTCGACCAGGACGACATGCTGCACTTCCCGGGCTTCGGCTTCGACGGGTGCCGCGGCCGGTCCGTGATCAGCTATGCGGCGCACAACGCGACCGGCAATGCCCTGGCGATGGACGAATACGCCGGGAAGTTCTTCGCGGGCGGCGCGCATCCATCGATCGTCCTGCAGACGGACAAGGGACTGACCGACCAGGCGATCAAGCAGCTCCGCACGGAGTTCATCAACCGCTATTCGGGCCTCGCCAATGCCCACGCGAACCCGCTGGTCCTTGCTAACGGCGTGAAGGCGTCGCCGGTGAGTCTGACGGCTGAAGATGCGCAGCTGCTCGAGGCCCGGAAGTTCCAGGTCATCGACATTGCGCGCGCCTTCGGCGTGCCGCCGCATCTGATCGGCGAGACCTCGGCGTCGACGAGCTGGGGCAGCGGCTTGGAGTCCCTGGGCCGCGGCTTCGTGCTCTACACGCTCGCCACGCACTTGACGGCGATCGAGCAGGAGCTGAACCGCAAGCTATTCCGCAAGGTAACGCGCTACGTCGAATTCGACCGCTCGGCGCTGATGCAGGGCGACTACGCCGCGCAGGCTGCGTACTACCGCGCCGCGCTCGGCGGCCCTGGCTCCGGCAAGGGCTGGATGTCAGTCAACGACGTCCGCAATGAAAAGAACCTGCCTCCGCTGGACGGCGAGGACGAGATCTTCGACCCGAACGACATCGATCAGGCCGGTGCGCCGGAACCGAAGGGGGACCAGGAATGAAAAAGCTCATGCAGATGCTGCGCGACAACGCCGCCGGCGAGCGCAAGCCGCTGAACGTCGTCCGCGCCGAGGGCAGCAACGACGCGACGCTCTACGTCTATGACGTGATCGATGCCTGGTGGGGCGTGAACGCTCAGGACATGGCAAAGGCGATCGCCGGCCTTGATGCGTCGACCACGCTGCATCTGCGGATCAACTCGCCCGGCGGCGACGTCTTCGAAGCGCGTGCCATCGCCGCGGCGCTGCGCGGCTTCGGCGGCAAGACGATCGCCCACATCGATGCGCTGGCTGCCTCGGCTGCAACGACGATAGCGCTGGCCTGCCAGGAAGTGGAGATCGCCGATGGAGGCTTCTTCATGATCCACAACGCGTGGACCTATGCCTACGGCAACAAAGACGACCTCGCCGAGACGATCAGCCTTCTCGAGAAGATCGACGCCGGCATCGTCGCCGACTACGCCAAGCGCACCGGCAAAACGAACGCCGAGATCGAAGCCTGGATGAACGCGGAGACCTGGTTCACCGCCCAGGAGGCGATCGATGCAGGCTTCATCGACCGCATGGCGCCCGAGGCCGAGAAGGCGAAGAACGCCACCGCCGACAAGGCATGGAACCTGGCCGCGTTCAACAACGCGCCCAAGGCCCTCACCGATCCGGCTCCGAAGCCGGAGCCCGAAGTCGATCCCGCACAACTGGCCGCAGCGCTCGCGAATCGCACGCGCCGCCTGCGCCTCCTCGAACTCGCATAGCGCTCTCGCGCAGCGATCCACCAGCCGCCTCCGGGCGGCTTTCTTTTTTCCTGAAGGGGAAACCATGAGCAAGAGCATCCAAGCCCTGCGCGAGAAGAAGACCGAGATCTCGCGCGCCGCGAACCATCTGCTGGCCGAAAAGGGCGAGCAGGTCTGGACCGCGGAGGACAAGAAGAAGTTCGATGACTGGATGGACGAAGGCGAGCGCATCCAGTCGCAGATCGACGCCCATCAGAAGCTCCTCGATGCCGAGGCGGCCAAGATCCTGCCGAAGAAGGACGCCGACTTCGACAAGGATCAGACGAAGGCGGTCTACGACCTCTTCCTGCGCAAGAGCTTCCGCGACATGTCGCCCGAGGAGGTCAACCTCGTTCGCAACACCATGTCGACCACGACCGGTTCGCAGGGCGGCTACACCGTTCCGGCGCAGATCTCCAGCGACTTGGTCAACGCCCTGAAGGACTTCGGCGGCATGCGCCGCGCTGCCTCGCGCATCGTCACGAGCAATGGCCAGTCGATCAGCTTCCCGACCTCGGACGGCACCGCGGAAGTGGGTGAAATCATCGCCCAGAACACGACCGCGACCGCCTCCGACCCGTCTTTCGGCACGGTGTCGATCGGCGCCTACAAGTGGTCGTCCAAGGTCGTCGCGGTGCCCATCGAACTGCTGCAGGATAGTGTGATCGACGTTGCCGCCTTCGTGCAGCAGCGTCTGCGCGACCGCATCGGCCGCATCCAGAACACGAAGTTCACCGTCGGCGCGGGCACGACCGAGCCGTTCGGCCTGGTGACGCAGGCGTCGGTCGGCAAGACGGGCACGACCGGCCAGACCACGACCATCATCTACGACGATCTCGTGGACATGGCTGACTCGGTGGACGTCGCCTATCTCGCCGAAGGCGACATGAAGTGGATGTTCGGCCAGACCCTGCGCAAGGTGCTGCGCAAGATCAAGGACTCGCAGGGCCGTCCGATCTGGACGCCTGGCTACGAGTCGGGCATCACGACTGGCACGCCGGACCTGCTGCTGGGCTACCCGATCGTCATCAACAACGACATGCCGACGCCGGCCGCGAACGCCAAGTCGCTGGCCTTCGGTCAGCTGCAGAAGTACCTGATCCGCGACACCATGGAAGTGACGATGTTCCGCTTCGAGGACTCGGCCTACATGAAGCTCGGTCAGGTCGGCTTCCTGGCCTGGGCTCGTTCGGATGGCAACCTCATCGACGCCAACGGCGTGAAGCTCTACCAGCATTCCGCCACCTGACGGGTCTTCGGGGGAGCCAGCCGGCGCAAGCCGGCTTTTGCCGCGCGGCGGGAGTCGCGCGGCTCGTTTTCACCAACCTGGAGTGATCCATGGCAGCTACCGCCAAGACCAAGAAGGCGGACGCCGCGACCGTGCGCGCGCGCGTCCTGACCGACTTCGACACCTATGCCATCAAGGCCGGCCAGATCTTCGAAGGCGAGAAGTCCGTCGTCGACGAGCTTTCCGCGCTGGGCGCGGTCGACACCCACGACGACGCCGTCGCCTACGCCGAGAGCGAAGGCGCACAGGTCGTCACCCAGCCGACCGAAGCCGCGGCCGAGTGATCATGGAACTGCGCTACACCCTCGTCACGCCGCCGGCCGCCGAGCCGTTGACGGCCGAGGACGTGCGCACGTACCTGCGGGTCGACGACGACGACACGAGCCAGGACACGGTGATTTCGCTGTTGATCACCGAGGCCCGGCGCTACGCCGAGACCTACACGGGCCGCTCGCTCATGCCGCAGACGTGGCAGGCGGTGGCCGACCAATTCCCGGGCTGCTGGCTTCCGCCGGCGCCGTTCAGCGCCTACGCATACGGCTCGCGCGCCGGCCTGCTTGAGCACCACTCGGACGAGGCAGTGATCCAGCTCGCGCGCGGCCCGGTGACGTCCATCACGTCCATCACCTACGTCGACACGAACGGCGCGACTCAGACGATGGACCCGGCGACCTACATCCTCGACACGTCCGACCTTGTGCAGCGCGTCGCGCCGGCCTACGGCATGTCGTGGCCGTCGACGCGCCGCCAGCTGGCCGCCGTGAAGATCCAGTTCGCTGCCGGCTACGCGGACGCCGCTTCCGTGCCGGCCACGATCAGGAATTGGATGCTGGTGCGCATCGCCACGGCATTCGAACACCGTGAAGCCGAGGAGATCGTCGCGAAGGGCAAGCTCCAGGCACTCGCCTATGTCGACGGCCTGCTCGACTCCGAAAAGGCGTCCTGGCTGTGACGATCGGAAAGCGCATTCGCCGCGTCTCGATAGAGGCCAAGAGCACCACGAAGGACTCGTCCGGGCAGGCGATCGACGGCTGGACCGTCGTCCGCGAGACCTGGGCATCGATCGACACCCTGACGGGTGGCGAAGCGCTCCGCGCGCAAGCGATCGTCTCGTCGGCATCGGCCGAGATCGAGATGCGTTACCGGCCCGGCATCACCGCGGCCATGCGCGTGCGCTACGGCGACCAGGTCTTCGACATCGGCGCCGTGATCGACGTCGACATGCGCCACGAGATGCTGCGGTTGATCTGCACGACCGGCCTGAACCAGGGGGGCTGACATGGCGACCCTGATCCAGGCCGTCGAGACACTGCTCGATCCGATCGCCGCCGGGGGCGCGTGGTATGGGATCAATCCGAATGAGCCGCTGGCGACCGATTCGGTGGGGCGCCCGAAGCCATACATCACCTTCCAGCGGGTCGTGAACGCCGACAACGTCTCTCTGGGCGGTCCGTCTGCCATGCAGAGCACTCGGTTGCAGGTCGACTATTTCGCGCCGCGCATCGCGGATGCGGTGGCGCTGTCTAAGGCCGGCGACAACGCACTGCTGGCGGGGTTCGTCGCGCCCTACGCGTGCATCCCACTGACGTCGCAAGACCTCTACGAAGAGCCGGTCCGGCTGTGGCGGGTTTCTCGCGACTACAGCATCTGGTTCATCGAGACCTGACCCTTTCATCACCGGTGCCCATGTGCACCCCGCCCGCGCGCAAGCAGTTGCCGCGGGCTTTCTTTTTTGGAGAACCCCATGGGCATGCTTTCCGACTACACGCAGAACTTCCTGATCGACGCCCTGTACCGCGGCGGCGCACTGAACTCCGGCGGCACCGTCAACAGCACCGCCACGGTCAAGGGTGTCTGGACCGCCTCCACCGCCTACGCTCTGGGCGATACCGTCGTCCCGCATGCCAACATGACCGGCGCCGGCGGTAAGTTCCTACGCTGCACGACGGCGGGCACCAGCGGCGCGACCAACACCCTGGCCGTGCCCGCGGTCGGCTCGACCCTGACGGACAACACCGTCACCTGGACCGCAGTCTCGGGCGTTCCCTGCGTCTCGTCTCGCTACATCGCGCTGCTGACCTGCACCAAGGGCACGCGCACGAACTCGACGGCCTACGCGCTGAACGACACGATCGTCCTGACGGCCAACGACTCGAAGATCCACTACTACAAGTGCACGACGGCCGGCACGACCGCCGCCTCGCAGTCGACGCTGTACCCGGGCGCCGCGAACGAAGCGATCACGGACGGCACGGCGGTCTTCACTGAGCAGAACGCCGGCCTGGACAGCAACAGCGCGATCCTGGTCGAGGCCAGCGGCGCCGGCTACGCGCGCGTCAACCTCGCGGCCAGTCTGGCGAACTGGGCCGGCACGCAGTCGGCTGCCTCGACGACCGTGTCCACCGGCACTGGCGGCACGACCTCGAACAACTCGGCGATCACATTCGGCACGCCAACGGCCAGTTGGCAGCCGGCCGCGGGCGTGATCTGGGGCTGGGCCGAGTTCGATCAGCTCACCGGCGGCAACCTGCTGGGCTGGGCGCCGCTGACGACGGTGCAGACGGTCCTGAACGGCCAAGCGGCGCCGAGCTTCGCCATCAGCGCTCTGACCGACACGCTCGGCAACTGATGCCGCTCCGGGTTCGCCCGGCTCTTGATCTCCAACAGACCGCGGCGAGCAACTGATGGCCATCGTCCAGAAGTCATCGAATTCGCTCGCCTCGGTCGCGTCTTTCTCGCCTTCCCTGACTAGCGTCACGGCAGGCAATACGCTGGTCCTGCTGGTTGCGGCCAGCGCGTTCACCGACACGACGCCGACCGACTCGACGGGGCAGACCTGGTCGAAGGCGGTCTACCTCAACAACACCGGCTGCCAAGTCGCGGTCTACTACCTGCTGTCGGCGAACGCCGGCACGCACAATCTCACCGTTTCGCACGGCGGCAGCGCGTTCCCGTCATGGTCGCTGGTCGAGATTCCGACCTGCACGGCGGTTGATGTCGTCAGTACGCTGGCGAGCGCGACGAACACAGCGACGACGCTGTCTTCGAATGCGATCACGACGACGAACGCGAACGATGCGGTCTTCGTCTTGTTCGCAGCCGATGTTGCGACCGGTCATACGAACGCCGGTATCACAGATCCGCCGGGCACCTACTCGTCGGTCTTCGCGCAGCAGAACACGTCCTCGTTTGCTGGTTGCGAGTTTGGTTATCAGGAAGTCTCGTCGACCGGCTCGCAGTCGGCGACCTGGACTTTCACGGCGGACACGACCGGCTCGCTGTACGCGGCCGGCGCGGTTGCCTTCAAGCTCTCCGCAGCCGGCGGCGCGGCGCTGAGCGGCGCGGGCGTCGCGAAAGCGACCGGGTCCGGCTCCCTCACGCCGAAAGCGCAGTTCGCGGGAGCCGGTGTCGCGACGGCGCGCGGCTCTGCGACGCTGAGCGGCGGCGCGGTGCTATCTGGCGCCGGATCTGCGACTTCGGTCGGCTCCGGCGCGCTGACGGTCACGTTGAAGTTCGCCGGCGCCGGTGTCGCCTCGGCTTCTGGCTCCGGCACTCTGACTGTTCCGAGCAGTGGTCCGACGGTCACGCTCAAGCAGCGGTGGTACCAAGCGGCCGGCGTCGGCAATCCGCCGTCACTCGTGCAGGGTTCGAACCCGCTGACGGCGACCGCAGGAACGACGCTTCTGGTCGTCTGGTCCGCGGCTGACAACGGGGCGGTGAATCCGCCGACCGACACTGCCGGCACGTTCACGACGCCGACCGGCGGTCTGATCAACGTCAATGGCTCTACGCATATCTGGCTGGGCATGGCCCACCAGGCGAACGCCGCGGGCGGGAGTCATACGCTTACGCCGCCGAACCTTGCGGTCGGCGGCGGCGGCGAGATCGGGATCTGGGTGTTCGAGGTCACGGGGATGCCCGCGACCATCAACGTCCGTGGCATCTATAGCCAGAACCCGATCAGCACGTCCCAATCGTGGACGCTGACGACTGATTCGCTGCCGCAGCTCGGAGACATTGCCTTCACGGCGACGACCTACGAAAACACGGCGGCGTGGGTCAACGCGAACCTGACCGATCCGCCGACGGGCTGGACTTCGCTCGGCGCCATTCAGGACGCGACGAACTTCATCCCGACGGAGATCGCCTATCAGATCGTCCCGTCATCGGGTGCGATTTCGTCGAGCTGGTCGACCACGGATACCGGCGTCAGCGAGCACCTTGCGCTGACGATGGTGCTGGTGCCGTCCGGCATCGCGGGCGTTGCATTGGCTGGTGCCGGCGCGGCCTCGGCGACCGGCTCGGGTGCGCTGACCGCGAGGCCGCAGTTTGCGGGCGCCGGGAGCACGGCGGCGGTCGGCTTTGGCTCGCTGATGACGCAGGTTCCGCTCGCTGGCGCCGGCTCCGCGACAGCCTCGGGCGCCGCGGCCCTGACGACGCGCGTCGCGATGGCTGGGGCCGGCGCCGCTACGGCCGCAGGGTCCGCCGCGCTGACGGTGCAGGCAGCGCTTTCGGGGGCTGGCTTCGCCGGCGCGGCTGGATCCGCGACGCTGACCGGCGGCTCCGCGGGTGTGAGCCTGGCGGGCGGCGGCAGCGCTGCTGCGGCAGGTTCTGGCTCGCTGACGGCGGCCGCAGCCCTGAGCGGGGTCGGCACGGCATCGGCATCCGGCGCCGCGACGCTTTCGGGCGGCTCGGCTGGCGTGAGCTTCACCGGCGTAGGGTCTGCGTCGGCAACCGGCTCCGGTTCGCTGACCACGCGCGCGGCGTTCGCTGGCGGCGGCTTCTCGATCGCGACCGCGGCCGGGACGCTGACGATCGGCGGCGCGGGTGTCTCGTTCGTCGGCAATGGCTCGGCAACCTCGAGCGGCTCGGCATCGCTGACTGCCCGGCCGCAGTTCAGCGGTGCGGGCGTGGCGAAGGCGTCCGGCTCCGGCTATCTGTCGCTGGCGAGCCCCTTCCAGTCGGGCAATGAGGCGGTCTGGCTGGTGCCGGCCCGCAAGACAGTGGCGCAGGTTCCGGCGCGCCAGATCGTTGCGCAGGCGACGACGGACTAGGGAATCGACATGCAGATCCTGGAAAAGCGCAGCAGCGACTCGCGGCGCTTCGATATTGACTGTTCGCTACTGCTGAATACCGGCGAGACCATCCAGAGCGTCGCGACGCCGACGGCTTCACCGGTGACGACGCCCGCGATCACGTTCGGCACGCCGGTCGTGAACACGAGCCCGAACACCTATACGGATGCCTTCGGAAACTCGCGCACGGTCGCAACCGGCCAAGCCGTTCAGGTGCAGATCAGTGGCGGCGCGATTCCTTCGAACGCGCGCCTGCAGAAGTACACGCTGCGCTTCGTGCTGACGACCAACCAGAACCCCGCGATCGAGGCGACCGTCGTCCTCGATGTGACCGACACGCCGACCTAACCCGCGCGCCCTGCGCATCCCGCCCGCTGACGAGCAATCGCAGCGGGCTTTTTCTTTCTGGAGACCTCAATGACTTCCACCGCGATCAGCGCGCAGGGCACGATCCTGCAGATCGGCACCGGCTCGAGCGGCGCCAAGACGTTGACGGCTGCGGCCGTCGGCTACCCGACGATCATCACGTCGGCCGCCCACGGTCTTGCCAACGGCGACATCGTGACGATGGCGAACTGGGCCGGTACCGGCGCGACGCTGCTGAACGGCCTTTCCTTCGTCGTCCAGGACGTGACGACGAATACGTTCATGGTCGAGGTCAACACGACCGGCCTGACGCTGACGACCGGCAGCACGCCGACCGCCACGCCGGTGGCCTGGACGCAGATCAACAACCTGAAGACCTTCACCGGCCTGGACGGTGAAGCGTCCGAGATCGACGTCACGAACCTCTCGAGCACGGCCAAGGAATACGTGCTGGGCCTGGTCGACAACGGCAAGTTCTCGATCGAAGTCGACCACGACAGCACCGACGCCGGCCAGGCCGCCTGCGTCGCCGCGCAGCAGTCCGGCGCCAAGAAGCAGTTCAAGTTGACGCTGCCGGACACGCACACCTTCACCTTCTACGCCTTCGTGAAGAAGGCCCCGCTGTCGGGCGGCGTCGACCAGGTCGTCAAGCGCGGCACGATTGACCTGCGCATCACCGGCGCCTACGTCTTCGTCTGATCCACAACAACCGGGCGCTTCGGCGCCCGCACCAAGAGGCCCCCCTATGCCCATCCTTTCCCGTGCCGAGATCATCGGTGCCCAAGACCTCAAGACCATCGAAGTAGACGTCCCGGAGTGGGGCGGCACCGTTCGCCTGCGCATGCTCTCGGCTGCCGAACGCTTCGCCGTGAACGAGGCGGCCAACCAGGGCGGCGAATTCGACCCGGCGAAGTTCCAGACCACGCTGATCGAGAAGACTGCCGTCGATGAAAGCGGCATGCCGATCTTCGAGAAGGGCGACGCCGCGGCGCTGGCCGCGAAGTCCTCCGGCGCCATCGCCCGAGTGTTCGAAGCAGCGGCCACCCTCAACGGCCTCGGCGCCAAGTCGGCGGACGTCGCCGAGGGAAACTGACGAGCCGGCCCGAGCGCCGGTTCCTTTTTCGCTGGGCGCTGCAGATCGGATGGCTTCCCTGGGAGCTCGCCGAGTGCGTCACCAGCGAGCAGTTCACAGAGATGCTGGCCTACGAGCGGCTCGAGCCGTTCGGGTCGCTCCACGACGAGCAGATGCACGGCGCCGGCGTGGCGCTCCAGGTGAACATGAACCGCAAGAGAGGCACCGAGCCCGTGACGGCCGGCCACATCTTCCCGGCACTCGGAAGGGCGCTGGGTATCGGCAAGGTTATCGAGCTGAAGGATCCCAAGGCGATGTCCAAGCTCCTCGCCTCGAGGCTATTCGGATTCACCGGAAAGAAGCGCCGTGACCGATAGCGTGACGATCGAGATCGAAGGACTCCAGGGCCTTCTCTCGGAGCTCAAGGCGTTCCCGCAGGCTGTGACGACCCGTGTCTTGCGCGGCGCCGCAGCGACAGGCGCATCGGTCATCCGCAAGGAGGCGATCCTCCGCGCGCCGGTGTCGACGGGACCGGAAGAAGAGGGCCATCCGCCGCCGGGCACCCTGAAGAAGGCGATCTACCAAGTTCGCATGACGCAGGAGTGCACGCCGACGCGCGAGGTCTTCAAGGTCGACATTCGCCGCGGCAAGCGCGCTCAGTCGGTCGGCAAGAGGGGCACGAACCTGGACGCGTTCTATGCCTCCTGGGTCGAGTTCGGCCACTACGCGCGGCCACCTGGCGGGTTGACGAAGACGGCCAAGGCGGCGGCGCGCGTCGCCGGGACGGCCAAGTGGGTGCCGGCAAAACCCTTCATCCGACCGGCGCTGCAAGCCAAGGGCGAAGACGCCATCAAGGCGATGCGCGATTACATCCAGCAGAACATTCCGCTGGCAACGACGGCGATGCGCTTCCTGCGCGCCGCCTGAGAGGAAAACGATGGCTCAAGGCGACGTCGGCGTAAGGGTCGGCGCGGACACCACTGGCTTGCAAGCCGGCATGGTGCAAGCCGCGGTCGTGACCGAAGCGCAGATGAAGAAGATCGCGCAGATGGTCCGGGCGGCCAACGACGCGACCGCGAACCTCGGCAAGACCAGCCAGACCGCAGCCTCGCAGGTCCGGGCTGCGCATGAGTCCATCGCCGAAGGCGCCAAGAAGGTCGAAGGCGCGCACGCAGGTGTGAATCGCGAACTGCTGGTCCTGGCCCACGAGATGAGCCAGGGCAACTATTCGCGGTTCGGCGGCTCGCTGCTGGTGCTGGCCGAACGCACGAACTTCCTGTCGTTCGCGCTGAGCGGCACCGGCGCGCTGGTGTCGGCCGTCGGCGCCGCGGTACTCGGGACGGCCGCGCTCATGGCGATGGGTGCGGTCGAGGCTGACAAGTTCGCCAAGGCGCTGCAGTTGACCGGAAACTACGCCGCGGTCACCGAGGAATCCATCCGCGGCTTGGCGGAAGCGCAAGCGAAGCAGACCGGCCAGACGGCCGGCGGCGCGCGGTCGTCGATCGAAGCCGTCGCTGGTTCGGGCTTGTTCGGGCCGGACCAGTTGGCCGCCGTGTCGCGTGCGATGGGCGACTATCAGAAGCTGACGCGCGCCACCGCCGAAGAGGCGCTGAAGAACTTCGGATCCATCCAGGAAGGCGTTGCGAAGTGGGCCGTGGAACAGAACCGGTCCGTGCACTTCCTGACCTCGGCCGAATTCGAACACATCAAGTCGCTCGAGGAATCCGGCCAGAAGCAGCAGGCCGTCATCGAGACGCTGAACGCCTATGCGGGCGCCATCGAGACTCGCGGCGAGCCTGCAGTCGGCGCGCTTGCGCGCGCTTGGCACGCTGTCGCCGATTGGGCAAGCAAAGCAGGCCAAGCCATCATGGATGTTGGCCGGCCGGTGGACCAGCTTTCGGCGCAGATTGCCGCAGTCGACCGGCAGATCCAGCTTGTCAAGCAAGCCAACACCGCCAATCCGTCGGACGCGGCCTCAACCTTGGCGGACCTCTCCGCTGAGCGCGCCCGTCTCGAGCAACTGCAATTCCGCGCCGGCGAGCGACGTTCGAACGCGGCCACAAATGCCGGGTTCCAGCAAGCAGCCATCGAAGCGGACAAGTTCATTGATAGCGTCCTGAAGGGCGCCAAGGCGCTGTCGCAGCGCACGGAGGAGCTCAAGAAGTGGGATGCCGCCGTCGCCGCGCGCGCTGCTGCCGGCAATCCTCTGTCGCAGAAGGACATCGACGCCGGCCGCGCGGAGATCAACAAGCGCTTCCAAGATCAGGGGGCCATCACCGCCGCGAATGAGTACGCCAACCTCATGGCGACCATCAAGGCGTTCAACGATGAGACGGACACACAGATCTCCGTGCAGCGAAAGCTGACGGACTACGAGCAGTTCGACATCCGCGTTAAGGAAGAGCTGACGAAGTCCGGCAAGAAGCTCAACGCTGACCAGCGCGAGCGAATCCTGCAGACGCTCCAGGAGGCCGAGGCGCGCCGCAAGGCCGCTGAGATCGCCCTGAAGTCGTATGCGCCGAACTCGCCTCTGTCCGCGTTCCGCTCGTCGGAGTTGGCCGATACCGATGCGGTGAACAAGGCGCTGCGTGAGGGGCAGATGGTCGAAGACCAGAAGCGCCACAACAAGATCGCGCAGCAGGAATTCAACGACGCCGCGTCGAAGGGCTATGAGAAGGCGTCGCGCGCCTTCCTGGATCAGGCGAAGAATAACGCCGCGTTTGCCGAACAGATCTTCAATGACTCGACGAAGGGCATGGAGGACGCACTCACGCAGTTCGCCCTCACAGGAAAGCTCAGCTTCAAGTCGCTGATTGACTCGATGATCGAGGATTTGATCCGCTTCCAGATCCGCCAGCAGGAGGCGAAGCTGATCGGAGGCTTGTTCGATTGGGGAGGCGGAAGCAGTCCGCTGAAGTTCCTCGGCAGCCTCGGATCCGATTCTTCCAGCGGTGCGACCGGCACATTCGCGAGCCTGTTCTCCGGCTCGTTCGGCGGCGGCTTCTATGCGAACGGCCTCGACTACGTGCCCTATGACGGCTTCCCGGCCATCCTCCACGAGGGTGAGCGCGTGACGAGCCGGCAGGACGCGAATGTCGAGCGTCAAGGCGGTCGCCCGCAGATTCACGTCGACATGAGCGGCATGAGCTTCGGCGCCGGCGTGAGCGCGCCTGAAGTGGCTCAGGCGGTCAAGACTGGCATGGCGCAGGCGAAGGCTGAGATCTATCGGGCTCTCGACACGGGACGGAGGGGCTGATGACCGCCTATGCGTGGCCGGGCTTTCCGGTCAACCGATTCGAGATGAGCATCCGGCAGAACCTGCGGGTGTTCACCGGACCCTACACGCCGACGACCCAGGCGTTGGACCTGCTGGGTGAGCGCTGGGGCATCACGCTGACGCTGGCTCCCACTGCGACACGGGACTCGGTGACCGCGGCATCGATCGAGGCGTTCTTCGATCGACTTCGCGGGCAGGTGAACTCCATCACGCTGGGGCATCTGAAGCTCACAGCTCCGCAGGGAACGATGCGCGGCTCGGTCGCAGCACAGTGGAAGAACAACGCCTCAGTAAACGCAAACTGGCTGAACAACGCTAGCCAGCCGGCGAATTGGTCGACAGGTGAGCCGGTGACGCGCACGGCCATCGCGCAACTCGGCAACACGGTGACCATCGGCACGCTGCCTGGTCGCACGCTTCTGGCTGGCGATTTGATCGGCCTCGGCACGCAGCTCGTGCGCGTGATGGCGAACGCCACCGCGGATGGCAGTGGAAACCTCGCCATCGAGTTTGCGCCGCGCGCGCGCACTGCGATCCCAGCGGGAACCACGGTCCTGTGGAGTGCCCCGACGGCCAATTTCATTCTCAAGCCCGGCGCAACATTCGTGCCGACGTCCTGGACGCCTGACGTTGTCGACGGCGCGACCATCGAACTGATCGAGACCTTCTGATATGACGCAAATCCTCTTTGCCTCCTCGACGTCCCCGCTGCTGACGGATCTCGATGCGAATTTCACGGAGCTCTATGGAAGAACAACGCCGCTAACTTCGGCGACGAATGCGCTGGGTGTTGGCTCAACGCTCAATGCATGGAATTCCGGTCAGAAGGCAATTCAGGTCAATGGTGCGGCATGGAATGCAGGCGGAACGAATGACTTCAGCCTTTCCGTCAACGCTTACTTCAACACCTCTGGTGTATGGACCTATGTTGCCTCGTCGGCAGCAGTGAATCGATATACGCAGGCGGGCGGTCAGCACCAATGGCACTATGCTGCGGCCGGCACTGCGGGGGCGGCAATCACCTGGACTCAGCAGATGACGCTCGACACAAGCGGCAACCTGATGGTAGGCGTCACCAGTGGGGCGGCGCAAGGCGTCACGATTCAGCCGAACGGATCGTCTGCCAATGCTGCGAACATCAATATCTGCCACATCAGCGGAACTTCCACTGGTGCTGTTTACACGCAATACGTTTACAACAGCGCGGCGATTGGGTCCGTAACGCAAAGTGGCACGACAGCCGTTCTGTACAACACGACGTCGGACGAACGCCTGAAGAACAACATCGCCGATGCCGCGGATGCCGGCGCGGTGCTGGACGCCGTGAAGGTGCGGCAATACGACTGGAAGGCCGATGGATCGCATCAGCGTTTCGGCTTCGTTGCGCAGGAGCTCATCACCGTCGTTCCGGAGGCGGTGTATTCGCCATCTGATCCTGACGACATGATGGCCGTCGACTATTCGAAGCTGGTCCCTCTGTTGGTGAAGGAGGTTCAATCCCTTCGCTCGCGGTTGGCCTCGCACGGACTCTGATCCATGCGCTCCCTCACGACCGCCGGCGCCGCGGCGCTGACGGGCTCGGTCGTTCTCGTGGCGATCCTGGTCGAGATGGACCTGACGTCGCAGCTGCTGCTGAACACTGCGGCGCAGACCTTGACGATCAACGGCCTGACGTATTCGGGTGTCGGCGGCCTCGGGCAGATCGACACCCTCACAGAGTCTTCCGGTGACTTCCCGAAGGTGCGTTTCACGCTGGCCGGCGTGCAGCCGACTTCCGTGGCCCTAGCCCTCTCCGAGCCGGTGCAGGGCAAAGCCGTGCGCATCAAGCTGGCGCTGTTCGATGCCGCGACCGGCACCAACATCGACGTGCGTCTGATGTATGCAGGCTATCTGGATGTCATGTCCATCGTCGATGCCAAGGACAGCGCGACGATCAGCGTGACGTCCGAGAGCGCAATGCTCGACCTGCTGCGACCGGCGAACCTGTATTTCAACGATGGCGATCAGCAGGCGCTGAATCCCGGAGACCTGTTCTTCCAGTACGTGAATGACCAGGTAGAGCAAAAAATTGTGTGGCCCAGCGCCGCCTACTTCAAGAAATAGCTCCCATGCGTCTCCGCGATTGGACTAGCCGGTTTGCTGTGCTGGTGGACTCGGCGCGCGCGCGACCCTTCGAATGGGGTTCGCACGACTGCTGCCTGTGGGCCGCAAGCGCCGTCGAGGCGATCACAGGACGTGATCCGGGAGCGCAATGGCGAGGCAGCTACAGGACGGCGCGCGGCGCGCTGGACCTTCTTGAATGCCTGGGCGGCCTTGAGGGTGCCGGCGCGATGACCGGCAAGCCGATCCACGTCGCGATGGCCTTCGTCGGCGATGTGGGCCTGGTGACCTGGCCGGATGGCATCGAATCGCTGGCAGTGTGCTCGGGACATGACTGGATGTGCGCGGGTGATCGGGGCCTGATCCGCCTCCCGATTGATGCAGCTCGCGCCGCATGGGGAGTTGGTCGTGTCTAAGGGCGTACAGGCCGGCCTCGAGCTCGTCGGTGCGGCGGTTGCCGCCTATTTCGGAGACTATCGCGACGCCGCAGCCCTTGCGGCGGCGGCGTTCAGCACGAACAAGGCCGGGCAGCAGGAGCGGAAGGCGAAGAATGCCTACAACGCTTCGCTCCGCGACCGCTACGCCATGGTGCGAAGTTCCACCGCCGCGCGTCAGCTCGTGTTCGGCCGCTGCCGCGTGTCGGGGCCGGTCGCGTTCGCCGCCAGCTATGGGGCCGACAGCGAGCATCTGGTGATGTGCGTCGCTCTCGCGGCGCATGAGATCGACGCTGTCGAGGCGGTTTACTTCGACGATAAGCTCGTCAGCATCGACGGTAGCGGCAACGTCACCGGCGTCCAGATCCACGAGGCGTTCTCGATCTCGACGACCGGCGCGACCGTGACCATTCAGAAGACGCCGACGGCCGGCTCTGTGACCGCGACGGCACGCTATGGCGAGAACGTCGTGACGCTGGGTGTGTCGGTGACGGGCACGAGCGTGACGGTGTCGGGGGCGCTGTCGGGGCAGACCGGCCAATTGGACGTCTTCTATAAGCCGAACCCCGACCCGTATGCGCCAACCGGCTACACGCAGCGCTCAAACGCGTTCACGGTCACGTCGACATCGCAGTCCTTCACGCTTCCGAGCGTTGACAGCAACGGCAAGCCGATCGCGGCGCCGAACCCGTCCGATGTGCATGCGACGTACCGGATCACCTCGCAGTATGCCGACGATGCGCTGAGCTTCTCGTCCTTCACCGTCTCCGGCTACACGGTCTCGTGCACCGGCCTGACGGTCGGCCGCACGATCGTGTTCTACTATCAGACGGCCAACGCGCTGACGAAGGCACGGGTGCGAACCTACCTGGGCGCGCCTGGCCAGACGGCCGACGCGACGATGATCGCGAACCTTCCGGGGACGTGGACGTCGAATCACAAGGGCACTGGCATCGCCTACCTGGTCGTCGAACTGGATTACGACCAGGACGCGTTCATCGGCGGCGTCCCGAACGTCTCGGCCGTGGTCCGCGGCATGAAGTGCTACGACCCTCGCACCGGGACAACGTCATGGACCGAGAACCCGGCGCTGCAGGCTCGAGCGCTGGCGACGCATAGTCTCGGCGGCAATCTCTCGTCCTCGCAGATCGACGACCCGTCGGTCATCGCCGCCGCCAATGCCTGCGACACGTCGGCGACCTTCGTGGTCGGCTCGGCCACGCATGTCCGTCCGATGTACAAGGCTGCGCTCGCGCATACGGTCGACAAGAAGCCGATCGATGGCATCGAGGACCTCTGCCAGGCCATGGGCGGCGCCTGGGTATGGTCGGACGGGCAGCTGAGGCTGTTCGCGGGGACCTACGTCACCCCGAACCCGATGGTTCTGGATGAGACCTGGCTCTCGGACGACCAGCCGCCGAGCATCCAGCCGGCGCCGGCGCGCCAGAGCCTGTTCAACACCGTCACGGCGTCGTTCCCGGACCAGTTCCAGGACTACACGGTCGTCCCGATGCCGAAGATCTCGCCGTCGGCCTATGTGACGACCGACGGCGCGGTGCTGGCGCAGAACATCGAATACCCGGCGGTGACGTTCTCCGGGCAGGCGCAGTACCTGGCTTCGTGCCTGCTGCGCCGGCAGCGGCTGGGCCTGACGATCAAGATCAGCTGCAACTATCGCGCATGGCAGGTCCAGGCCAAGGACGTGCAGCTCGTGACGCTCTCGCGGTTCGGGTGGGTCAACAAGCCGTTCGAAGTCCTCGAGGATGCGAAGTCGGCGGACGGCTCGATTGAGCTCACGCTTCAGGCGACCGATCCGAGCGTCTGGAACATGGACGCCGCCTTCACGGCGCTGCCGATCAACCCGAACACCCTGATGCCTCAGCCGTGGGGCCTACCGCAGATCACGAACCTGGCCGCCACGTCCGGCGATGCCACGCTAGTGCGCCAGGTTGACGGCACCGTCGTACCGCAGATCCAGGTCACATGGGATGCGATCACCGACAGCCGCATCTTGCAAGGCGGCTACGTCGAGATCCGCTACTGGAGGATGGGCGACAGCGCGGACACCTACCTGACCGTCAAGGCGCTTGGCACCGACACGCAAGCCTATCTGCAGGGCGTTCGCGCCGGCTCGCAGTACGTGATCGTCGCCCGAGCAGCCAGCGTGATCACGCAGTCGCTATGGACGGCGCAGGTGTTCGCGACGGCGCAGGGCAAGAGCAATCCGCCGGCCAACGTCACGAACCTGACCGCATCCGAGACCTACGGCGCGATTTTCCTGACGTGGGACCAGCCGGCGAATTTCGACTATGCCCGCACGGAGCTGCGCCGCGGCGCGAGCTGGGCGGCCGGCGTGCCGCTGACCGGCTCGCTGCCGACCTACGTGCGAGGCGTGACCTACCTGTGGGCATGGCCGGCGCAGGGCAGCTATACCGTCTGGGCCGCCCACTATGACACCAGCGGCAATGTCAGCGCGACGCCCGTGAGCGTAGCTGTGACGGTTGATGCTGGCATCAACATCCATGACGGCAACGTCGCGACGGCATCCTCGGTGAGCGTCACGAATGCGGCGCACGTACCGGACGGCGAAACGTTCCGAACGAACGTGGTTTCACTGAGCTATACGCCGACGCAGAACTGCAGTGTCGTCGTGACTGTCTCGGGGACTGCTACTTACACGGTAGGCGCGTCGAACCCAATTCCGGCAGTCGAAATGAAGGGCGGAATTTACATCGCCGGTGCTTCGTGGGCGCAGGTCGACTGCCTGCACAAGTATTCGCGGATCTCCATCGGACAAACCGATTACACGGGCATCAACGGCCAGCGGACGTTCTCTCTCACTGCTGGCACCACCTACACGTTCAAGTTTCTGGCGAACAAGCTGGATGCGACGGACACCTGCTCCGTCGACAACATCGAAATGCGTTACGACGTCCTCAAGGGCGTATGAGGGAGAACTCTTGAACAGCGATCATGCATCCATCGGCTCTCTCCTGATCTCTTATGCAGGAGCGATTGCAACCTGGTTCACGCAGTCCCATGTGCTGGGGCTGCTCACCGGGATCTTCACGCTGATCAACATCGCGATCGGCGTCATCAAGTTGAGGCGCCTCCTGCGCGAGCAGCTGTGAACAACGAGGTCCTCGAGCTCGAATGCCGGCTTCGATTCATCGACTTGTGCGCCAGCAACATGATGTCTGATGCGCCGACAGGAATGGATCTGTTCATCGAGGGATTCTGGGCGGCGGCCGATGCGATGCGTCATCCGCGCGATTCGGCCGAATTGCAGACCTTGCTCAGCTTGGCGCGCGCCCGCGCCGAGGGGCTCATCAAGTAGGAGCGCGCGATGACGAGGACAACGGACGACACGCAGGACAAAGACCGCTTCCAGCCGCTCGGCTCTCCGATTCGCAAGCCCGCTCCTGCGCCGGAGCCCAAGCGCATCGCGCCGGGTGTCCTCGAGGGGAAGGATGGGCGGCTCTATACCGACATTCCGCTCCCGAAGGAAAAGCAATGAACCTGACTGCGCACTTCACCCTGGAGGAGCTCACCTTCTCCAGCACGGCTCAACGCCTGGGCATCGACAACATGCCGAGCCCGGAGATCGCCGCGCATTTGACGGTCTGCGCCATGGGTCTAGAGAAGGTCCGCGCGCTTCTCGGCGCGCCGCTGCACATTGACAGCGGCTACCGCTGCCCTGCGCTGAACAAGGCCGTCGGCGGCGTGCCGGATTCGGCGCACGTCCAGGGCTATGCGGCGGACTTCGTCTGCCAGGACTACGGCACGCCGCTGATGATCGCTCGCGCCATCGCCGGCAGCGACATCGCCTTCGACCAGGTCATACAAGAGGGATCCTGGGTGCATATCTCGTTCGACCCGCGCCTGCGCCATCAGGCGCTCACGGCCACCTTCGGCGCCGGCGGCGCCAGCTACTCGAAAGGCGTGTGATGAAGCTCGTCGACAACTGGCACAAGCTCCACAAGACGTTCAGTGTGCAGGCCATGGCCGCCGCTGGCGCCATCCAGGCCGTCTGGCCAACGATTCCTGACGACCTGAAGGCCGCGCTCCCGCACAACGTCGTGCACTGGGTCTCGCTGGCGTTGCTCGGTGCGGGGATCTTCGGCCGCATGGTCGATCAGGGCATTCAGGCGCCGAAGGATCCGTCGTGATCGGCCTCGGCATTGCTGCGCTTCCTCAGAAGCTGGTCGCCGAAGTCCTCGGCCTCGTTCTCGAGGTTGCGCTCGTGGCCGGCGTGACGTACCACTACACCGCCGAGCACTTCGAGATGAAGGCGAAGGCGGAAGCCGCGGCGCAGGTCGCCGCGAACCTGGCGCAATCTGAGAAGAACCGCGCCCTCGAAACCCAGCTCGCCCAGGCGAAACAGGATGCTCTCGATGCACGCGCTTCCGCTCAGTCTCAGGTGGCGTCTATCGCTGCTGCTTTCCGTGCTGACAATGACGGGGTGCGCAACGCCCTTGCCGTCGCCCTCCGTGGCGCCGCCGGCGATTCCCTTGCCGCCTGTGAACAGCGCGCCGCCCGAGCCGGGGACCTATTGGCGGATGGTCTGCGCATACAGGCAGAGCTTGCAGGAGCAGCTGAATCTCTCGCTGCCGACGCTCGCGCCGTGCGCGACTAC